TCCAATGTTAATACCGGTAACGCAATTGAGGATGTTGATATTAAAAATTTCCAACCAACTCAAAAACCCGGTGAACCTGCGAAAGAATATTCAACAGTATCTGCAACCGGTACACCAAGTGGTGGAAGCGGTGGTGATGATAGAAAAACAAAATTAGGTGAATATTTTAAACCAGTACAAGTAAATCCTTTAAAACTATATGAAGGTGATAAAATAATTCAATCTCGTTTTGGTCAAAGTATTCGTTTTAGTGGATATAATAATCAAAATAAAGTATATGCACCAACTATAATTCTGCGTAATAGACAAAGTGATGAATCACTAAGTAACTTAAAAAAAGGGTCTTTAACCGAAGAAGATGTAAATAAAGATGGTACTACCATTGCAATAACATCTGGTGAATATAAATTAAATTTTCAATCATCATTAGAAACAAAACCATCTAAATTTGAAAAATACCCATCAGAATTAAAAGGATATGACCAAGTTCTTGTAAATTCAGAAAGAATTATACTTTCTACTAAAACACAAGAAATGATTTTCTTTTCAAAGGGAAATTGGGGATTTGTATCTGATGGTAAAATGTCTATTGATAATGGTAAGGCTGGAGCAGATTTAGATTTTAATGGTGATGTTCGTATTACTACAAATGATAATAGTACATATATTTTAGGTGGTAAGGGTAATATCTTTTTAAATACTGAAAGTGATGAAGAACCTCTTGTAAGAGGAGAAACTTTAAAAGGTTTATTAGAAGAATTAATCGATGCAATAAACAAACAAGTATTTAAAACACCAGCTGGTCCTACTGCGGTTGGTCCTGAAAATAAAAGTACATTTAACGATATTAAAGGTAGATTGGATACATTCCTTTCAACATTAAACTATACCGAATAAAATGTCATTAGAAATATTCAAACAAAATATGTTGAGTTATATGCAAAACCAAAAAGGAATTAGTTCCTATGGCGATTTTGCTAAGAAACTTACTATGGAGTATGATATGGCGGTTAAACGTGGATTCGATACTACAAATAGTATTACGATAGCAAAAGGTAATACCGAATTAATGGAATCTACATTAAATGGTATTCTTAATACTGCATTGCAACAATCATCGGGTGAACATCCAATTATAACAAATATGGGGCCTGCGTTCATTGCATATTGGACTGGTGCTACGATGAGTCAAGTCCCACCACCAATCATACCATCACCGGGTTCGGTTTTGAATATAGCAACAGTAAGTAGTTTTATTACTGACCCTGGTATTTGGACACCAACCGATGTTCAATCAATCGTACCACCCCAACCTCCACTTACTCCTCCTATTGTTCCTACACCTGTTAAATCAGAACCAATGGATGAAGAAGCTGAGGTTGCTGAAATTTTAGCTAAATTACCAGATAATAATAATACCAAAGAAGGGGCTGCTGCAATTGTAGAAGAAAACGGACCTGAAGTTTTAACTGATGATGGTGATAGTGGTGACCCCGAAATAGAAAAATTAAAAGAAGAATTTATAGAAGATGGTGAATTCACAGTTGAAGAAGGTGCCGGTGCGGCAAGAGGTGGTAAAAAAGACCCAGAAAGAGATAGTAATCCAAAAGAAGAATCAGTAACTCGTGGTAATGCAAAAAGTACAGCTCCACCATGTGGTACAAGTGATAAAATAGATTATCTTGAACAATTATCACCTAATTATAAATTAAAAGATTTAACTATTAAAACATTATTTCCACATAAATTAAAATCACAAGTTGGATTATCAGAACGTGATATTGTATGTAATTTAAAAAATTTAGCAGTAAATATACTAGAACCATTGAAGAAAAAGTATCCTACAATGCGTGTAAACTCTGCATTTAGAGGTACTCCATCTGCAGGTGGTAAATCCCAACATATGAAAGGTGAAGCGGTAGATGTTCAATTTACACATTGTACCGAAGATGAGGATTATGTACCAATTGCAAAATGGGTTGCTGCTAATTTACCATTTGACCAAATGATTTTTGAACATGGTAATTCTATTTGGTTACATATAAGTTGTAAAAGAAGTGGTAGTCAACGTGGACAACTTTTAACAATGTGGAAAGGTGATTATGAACCTGGTCTTAAATTGTATAGAGCTAAAAAGAAAAAATAATGGCTAAACCAACCGATAATAGTGAAGTATTTTTAGACCAATTGATTGCATCAATTCAATCTCACTTGCCTACCATTAAAGGGATGTATCTTACAACATCATTATACCCACCCTTATTAACACCTGGTCCTGGTGCAGTACCTTTTGTTGGCTATACAATTCCGCCTGCAAGTAGAGGTGTAGGAGGAGGTTCTGCGGATAATTTACAATCAACACCAGAGGAACAAGCACTTGAACAAAAAAGAATAGAAGAAGCTATAACATTAACACCGGAACAAGAATTAATAGCAGAAGATGCTACCGAAAAGGGATATGGTATAAATGAATCAACTGCAGCTGGATTAAGTGGTGAATCACCATCATCTCCTGCAAGTAGAAATAATTCTGATTCAAATGGTTCGGAAAGTAGTAATAATGAAGATTCTGCTGCAGCAAATTCAACAAATTCTGAAAAGATTGAGGAATGTGGAAATGTTAAATTAAAAGAACCACCACAAGTTGTTATTGATGCTATGAGAAAATGGGGAATAAAAACCCCATTACAAAAAGCACATTTTCTTGCTCAATGTGCACATGAAAGTGGTAATTTTGTATATACAAAAGAAATATGGGGACCATCTTCTGCTCAACAACGATATGAAGGTAGAAAAGATTTGGGTAACACACAACCCGGTGATGGATTCCGTTTTGCTGGAAGAGGATATATTCAAGTTACAGGTAGAGCAAATTATACTCAATTTAAAAAAGGTGTTACCGATGATGTAGTTGCAAATTCTACATTGGTTGAAAAAAAGTATGTTGCTGAAACTGCTTGTTGGTTTTGGAGAACTCGCAAATTAAATGAAGCAGCAGTAGATGATTCTATGGGTACATTAAAATATATCACAAAACGAATAAATGGTGGATACAACGGATTGGATGATAGAAAGAAGAAATTTTGTGGATATTGGAAAAAATTGAAAGAAAACCCAAATTTATACTCATAAAAATTCAAAATCCAACGAAGATATATTTATACTAAGTAAACAAATATTTTCAAAATGGATTCTAAAAAATTAGCACAACTAATTAAATTAGTAGTAGAACAAGAAATTAAAAAACAACTTCCTAAAATGATTAAAGAGGAGGTTACTAAGTTATTAAATGAAACTACAACCCCAACTCCTAAAAAGAAGGATATATTGGAAGATGTAGACCCATTTGAACTTGCAAATCAATTGTTAGATAAAGAGAGAGTGCAACCAGAGATTCAACGCGAATCAGTACAACCTAAAAGACAATTCACAAAAAATCAAACATTAAACGATATTTTAAATCAAACACAACCATTCTCTGCTGCACAAAGAACTGCAGGACCGGTTGGAGGTGGTACATCGGTATTGGATAACTTTCAATCACAACCTATGAATGAAGGATATGTAAATTCACATATTCCAAATTATATGGATGCAGAACCGGATATTGATAATACAATTTCATATGGTGGAAATGCCTTAGGTGGTGTAGAATCAATGAGAGCACAAATGGCTGCTAAGATGGGTTATGGTGATATGGGTGGTGCACCATCAAAAGGTGGATTAGGCGTATCAACTGGTTTAGCAGGATTAGATAGAATATTAAATAGAGACAATTCAGAATTAGTTAAGAGGTTTAAAAAATAATGGCATACGTTTTAGGTAATAAGATTGTAAAAGATACAAAAGAATTCGATACATACGCGTATGGAATTACTCTACCTTTGAAAAGAGGTGGAAATGGTTATTTTGAACAAGCGTTTACCTCATTTGAACAGGCTAAATCAAATTTAAAAAATTTACTCCTAACTAAAAAAGGTGAGAGAGTAATGCAACCCGAATTTGGAACTGGGTTAGAAGATTTGCTTTTCGAACCTATGACAGATGGTATATTCGAAAATAATTTAAGAGATACAATCACTAGAACTGTCAACTATTGGTTACCTTATATTAATATTGAAGATATTGAAATAGAAATGACCGATGATATGAAAGATAGACATATCGCACATATGAAAGTTGGGTTCACAATTGGTAACCAAATTGAATTACAAGAAATAACATTCACAGTTAGGGGATAATTAACAAATGGCATTAAATAGTATAACAAAAAAAAGTAATCAAGGTAGAGATATAAAATATCTTAATAAAGATTTTGCTGGATTCAGACAAAATTTAATTGAGTACGCAAAAACTTATTTCCCAAAAACATATTCTGATTTTAACGAATCGTCTCCTGGTATGATGTTCATCGAAATGGCATCATATATTGGTGATGTTATGGGGTATTACATTGATGATACTTTGAAAGAATCTTTAATGTTGTATGCAGAGGATAAAGAAAATGTTCTTGCCCTTGCACAATATTTAGGTTACAAACCAAAAGTAACATCTCCTGCATTAGTTAAGTTATCGGTGTATCAAATCGTTCCTGCGGTAGGAATTGGTGTAAACAATAGACCTAATTCTAAATATTATTTAAGAGTAAAGGAAGGAATGGTAGTTCAAGCTAATTCAACTGGTACTCTATTTCGTACAACTGAATTATTGGATTTTAATGTAGATGACGAAAGAGAAATTACAATATATAGAAAAGGTGATGATGGTGAACCTACATATTATTTGATTAAGAAATATGTAAATGCCATTTCTGCTGAATTAAAAACTGTTGAAAAAACATTCGGTGCACCAGAAGAATTCACTAAGATAGATTTACCAGATGATAATGTTATTGATATCTATGATGTTAGGGATAGTAATGGAAATAAATGGTATGAAGTTCCATATCTTGCACAAGAAATGGTATTCGTAGATTATCCTAATAATGAATATACTGATAAAGATTTATCACAATTTAAAGATTCAGTATCTAATATATTAAAAGTATTAAAAACATCTCGTAGATTTGTAACTAAAGTAAACGCAGATAATACAACATCATTAGTATTTGGAGGTGGTAACTCAACTTCATCTGATGAAACTCTTATTCCTAATTTTAAAAATGTAGGATTAGGTTTAAATTCATCAATAGATAAATTAGGTGCATCATTTGACCCTGCAAATTTCTTAAAAACTAAAAGTTATGGTCAGGCTCCATCGTCTACCACATTAACAATATCGTATTTAGTAGGTGGTGGTATTTCTTCAAACACTCCTGTTGGAGAGTTGAATAGAATTGAACAAATTGAATTCGAAGAAGATACAGCAGCATTTACAGATAATGAGTTGGCTGCATATAGAGTAGCAAAAAGTTCAATAGCAGTAGAAAACGAAGTAACTGCTGTTGGAGGTAGAGGACCGGAAACAATTGAAGAAATTAGAGAAAATTCATTAGCTAATTTCTCATCTCAAAATCGTGCAGTAACTCGTAAAGATTACCAAGTAAGAGCACTTTCACTTCCACCAAAATATGGTGGTATTGCAAAAGCATATTGTGCACCTGATGGGGAGTTGGATAATAATTCACCATCTTCAATACTTGCAAACCCAGATACACTTTCTGAATTTACTCAATTGGTTCAATCCATGCAAGGTAAATCTGAAATGGAAATTAAAGATAGTGTAAATAAATTTTTAGTTGGTAAGAAAAATAATTTGAATGAAAAAAATAACCCATTTGCCATAAACTTATATGTGTTGGGTTATAATCAAAATAAAAACTTACAACAAATAGGAACAAACCAAGCATTAAAACAAAATTTAAAAACATATCTAAATGAATATAGAATGTTGACTGATGGTGTAAATCTATTGGATGGATTTGTTATTAACATCGGAGTAGATTTTGAAATTATGGTGTATGGTGGTTACAATAAGAGAGAAGTATTAGTAAAATGTATCGATGAGATTACGAATTACTTTAATATAGATAATTGGACATTTAATATGGCAATCAATCTAAGTGAATTAGAATTATTGATTGCAGGTATTGAAGGAGTTCAATCCGTTCCAAAATGTGAAATCGTAAATAAATGTTTAGGTCAATATTCGCAGTATTCATATAACATTGCTGAAGCAACAAAGGGTAAAATGGTGTATCCATCATTAGACCCATCAGTATTTGAATTAAAGTACCCAGCGAAAGATATTAAAGGGAGGGTTGTTTAATGTATCAATTCATAACAGCATCAAAAGATGCAACAATTTACTTACAACAACCTAAACAAAATACTGGGTTGGATGAAATATTAGAAGTTTCCAAAGTTTATTATGGAAACCTAAAGGATACTGCCCGTAGTTTAATTAAATTTGAAACATCTGCATTAGCTACATCAATATTAACAGGTGATGTAACTATGAGTTCTTGTGATTTAATATTAAGAGAATGTGAATCAAACGAAATTCCAATAGATTATACGATTTATGCATATCCAATTTCACAAAGTTGGGATATGGGTATTGGTACTCGTTTTGATGATATTTCAACCGATGGTGTTACTTGGAATTATAAAACAACAGGCGTTGAATGGTTAGAAAATTCAGGTAGTTTAAATCCACAAGCAACAGGTTCTGGTACTCCAATAAAAGGTGGGGTTTGGTTTACAGGTTCATTTGCATCACAATCATTTAACTATCAAAGTTCTGATGTTGAAATGAATGTATTGAATATGGTTTCTACTTGGATTAGTGGAGGATTACCAAATGAGGGTATGATATTAAAACATAACTCTACATTAGAAAACGATACAAATGATTATGGTCAATTAAAATTCTTCTCAAAAGAAACAAATACCATATATCAACCAAAGTTAAGAATTGGGTGGGATGATTCTACATTTACAACTGGTTCTTTAACTGAACTTACAAGTGATGATATTCATGTAACATTTAAGAAATTAAAAGCTAGATATAAAGTAAATAGTAAACCTGAAATTAGAGTGTTTGCTAGAGAAAAATATCCACTTAAATCATATACAAATCTTTATTCGTATAACGATATAAAATATTTA